CCGACGACGACAAGCCGGTGCAGATCAATGTGGACGCGATCAACTACGGGGAGGGTGTTGCGTCGCGGCTTCGCGAGCTTGGGCTACCAGCGGTCTCGATCAACGTGGCGGAGACGCCCGCGCTCACAGGGGACCGCTACCAGAACCTGCGGACGGAGTTGGCGTACCAGGCGCGCGAATGGTTGGCCGCGCGCGACTGTTCGCTACCGGAGGATGAGAAGTTGCCTGAGGACCAGAACCTGACCGCCGACCTGGTGAGCATCAAGTACGAGATCGTCGAGTCCAACGGGAAGCTCCAACTGGAGCCAAAGAAGAGGATGAAGTCGCGCGGGCTCAAGTCGCCTGATCTGGCCGATGCTTTCTTCCTCACGTTCGCGGGGAACGCGAGCATCGCGGCCGGGCTCGGGGGTGGGGCATTCGGCCGGCGCGAGGCCATCAAGAGGAACCTCAAGGGGGTTGTATGAGCAAGGGGTCATGGCAACGGCCGGCGCAGGTGAGCCGGGAGGAACAGGAAGCGAACTGGCGTCGCACGTTCGGATTCTTCGCGGTGAAGAAAGAACTGGATGAGCAACTGGAACAGGCTAACAAAACGACGGAGGACGAATGATGTCGCAGGGGGCAGTACGGGCCGCGATCCGGCGCTCGATGGCGTTTTGGCGGCCGATTACAGGGTTGGACCGATGGACCATCGACGTTCGATGGGGCGTGCCACCGGACGGGAACGACGATGCGCCGGCCGCGTTCTGCGCGACGCCCGAGTACCTGACGGGGACACTCTACATCAATATGCCGGCGCTGATGCGTTCGGAGTACGTGAAGTCTGACCGGCACGTTTCATTTCTGGTGTTGCACGAATTGTGTCACGGGCTCAACTGGGAGGTCGTTGACCACGCGGAGCCGTACGCGCGTACGGAGCCGTTTCGCCAGTCCATGGAGCGGTGTACGTGCATGACGGCGCGCGCCGTGTGGGTGGCGAGGTTTCGCCGCGAGCCGCCCGAGTAAGGTAAATTTCACCAGGGGAAAAGGGAGCCCCAGTCCATGCCCGACTACGAGAAGGCGTCCAAGGACAACGAGCCAAAGGACGGCGAGATGATGAAGGACGAGGAGATCGAACAACTCGTCGGCCCGATGATTGAGGACGCGCAGACGCACCTCGATTCGGACCAGGCAGGTTTCCGGGAGAAGGCTTCGGCCTACTTCAAGGGGGAATTGCCGGACGTGGAGGACGATCCAGGCCGGTCGAAGGTGGTCATGACCGACGTGCGGGACACAATCATGCAGCAGGTGCCATCACTGCTGCGCGTATTCGTGGGCTCCGAGCGGGTGGTGGAGTTTCAGCCCGACCACGAGGGGGAGCGTGACGAGGCGCAGATCAAAACTGACTACGTGAACTACGCGCTGATGCGCGACAACAACGGGCCCATGATCTTGGACTCCGTGTTGAAGGACGGGCTGCTACTGCGTGTCGGCGCGGTGAAGTGGTGGTGGGACGACTCGGAGCAGATTTCCGAGGTGAAGTTCACCGGGTTGCTGGAGGAGGACCTGGTGGCACTCGGGCAGGAGGAGGACCTAACCATCGACGAGGATTCGGTGGAAGTGACGATGTACCCGCCCAATCTCCTCCAGCCCGGCATGGAGCCCCCGCCCCCGCTGTACGCGCTCACGGCCACGCGCCGGTCTACGCAGGGGCGCTTGCGGGTCGAGGCGGTGCCGCCCGAGGAAGTCATGTGGTCGCGTTCGACGCGCGACTTCAAGCGCGCGCGTATCGTGGTCCACTCGTGCGATAAGATGCTGCATGAGTTGGAGGCGATGGGGTACGACCGCGACATGCTGGAGGAGGAAGGCTCCGCCGGTGACGACGTGAGCGCGGCGAAGGAGGTGGCTGACATTGGCCGGCACATCGGCGAGGAGCCGAACGACCGACAGCACGACGAGCCGCAGCCGGAAGTGACCCAATCTATCCGGTACGACGAAGCGTACGGGCATTTCGAGATCGACGGGGAGGTGAAGCTATGGAAACTCTGCTTCATCGGGAAGGCGCACAAGCTGGTCTACAAGGAGCCAGTGAGTCACATCAACATCGCGATCTTCACGCCGAATCCCGTACCGCACGATGTGTCCGGGCTCAGCACGGCCGACGACACGATGGACATTCAACGCATCCGGTCGATGGTGGCGCGCGGCACGCTCGATTCCATGTCGATGCGGCTGGACCCACCGACCGTCGTGCTCGACGGCGCGGTCGAGATGGCCGACCTGCTCAACACGGAGCGGAACCGCATCGTCAGGGCCAAGAGCCTGGACGCGGTGCGGGAGGTGTCGCACACGTACGTCGGGAACGACACGTTGCCGCTCATGCAGTTCTTCAGCGACGTACAGAAGAAGCGGACGGGGGTCGCGGACGAGACGTGGCTGCACCCGGAGACGTTGCAGTCTACGCCCGAGAAGGCGGTGGGGGCGGCGGTTGCGAAGGCGCAGGAGCGACTGGCCTACATCGCGTTCGTGTTCGCGCACACGCTGATGCGCGACCTCATGCGGGGCGTGCTCCAGACCATCGTCGAACATCAGGATTGGGTGCGGACGGTGGAGTTGCGGGGCAAGTTTACGAAGATTGACCCGCGCACCTGGGACGCCGCGAACGACGTGCGGGTGAACGTCGGGCTGGGAACCGGGCTGGTGGAGGAGAAGGTGGCCCTACTCCAGGCGGTCACGCAGGACATGAAGGAGTTGATGGGCGCGTTAGGCGGCCCGTCGTCGGTGGTGAACTTCCGCAAGCTGCGAAACGCGCTCGCCCGCAAGGCGGAACTCGGCGGGTGGCCGAACGCGGAGGAATTCTTCGGGGAGATCACGCCGGAGGTGGAGCAGGAGCTTGCCCAGCGCATGCAGCAACAGCAGCAGGGGCAACAGCAGCAGGGTGACCCGGCCGCGATGGCGATTGCGCAGGCGGAGCAGATGAAGGCGGAGGCGCAGGTCGCGCAGATGCAGGCGCAGGTTGCGCGCGCCGAGAAGGAACTGGAGTTGCGGATGATGGAAATGCAACTCCGGGACGACCGCGAGCGAGACAAGCAGGCGGCCGATTTCGTGCTGGCGGTCAAGGAGATGGAGGCGAAACACCAGACCTCACTCGACCGGGAGCAGATCAACGCCGAGGTTGCGCGCTTCCGCGCGGCGCTCGACGCGGACACCAAACGGGCTGTGGCGCGTCAGACGCCGCCGCCGGGAGGCCAGGATGCGTAGAACGGGATTGCGTCCGAGCGAGAACGCCGAGCAGTTAATCCGGGATGGGCAGGCGGCGGAGCGACTGTTACAGGACCCGCAGTTCGCTGACGCATGCCTAACGGTCGAGGAGGCTGTGATGGCCGAGTGGCAGGCCGGGACTACGACCGAGGCTCGTGAACAAGCGTATCACAAGCTGATGGGGTTGAAGGCCGTGTTGGTGCAGTTGCGGCTGGTGATGAAACGGGGAGACACTGAGACGGCGCTGAAGCATCCCGAGGAACACCGGACATCGCCGGCGTCTCGGGGTCTCGACGGGGCTTCCCTCAAAAACGAGGAGTAGGTATCTTTATGGCAAGGCGAGCAGTGGACACCTCCGCAGACGACGTGGAAATCCCCGACGACGCCGCACAACGTGTCGAGGGCATTCTGGCGGAGCAGTTCGGGGGTGTTCCCCCGAAACCGTCGAAGCCTGAAGCACCCCCGGCCACCGACGACACCGAAGGTGACGACGAGCCGGACCCGCAGGACACGGACGACGAGCCGACGCCCGAGGACCTTCTTTCGGAGGACGACGGGGACGGCGAATCGGACGACGAGGGCGAAGGTGAGGACCCTGAAGGGGGCGACCCGCAGCCGGAGACGTTCACCGTCAAGGTAGACGGGAAGGATGTCGAGGTCACGCGAGAGGAACTCCTGAAAGGCTACTCGTTCACCGCGCACAACACTCGGAAGGCGCAAAAGCTCGCGGAGCAGGAGCGCGCGCTGGCCGAGCAGGAGAAGTCGCTGGTCGAGGTGAAGGGGCAGTACGCTTCCCTCATCAAGCGGTTGGACGAGCAGTTGACGGCGCTGGAGCCACAAGAGCCCGATTTTGACAAGGCCAAGGCAGAGTTGTCGCCTGAGGAGTATTCGGCGCTCTACACTGACTGGCAGCGGGCGAAGGAGCGTCGGGCTGCGCTGAAGCGCGAGAGGGACCGCGTGGAGGCGGAGGAGCAATCGCGAGTGCAGGAACACTACCAGGTGTACGCGCAGGAGCAGAAGGACCTGGTGCAGAAGTTGGTGCCCGAGCTTTCCCACAAGGAAAAGGGCCCGGCACTCGTGCAGAAGCTTTTCCAGTACGCGGAGGCGCAAGGCGTATCGCGTGAACAGATGGCGCAGGTAGTCGAAGCGCGCGCCATCGTGCAGTGGATTCGCGCGATGAAGTACGACGAACTGGAACAGCGCGCGAAGGACCTGAAGCGCAAGCGGAAGCCGGGCAAGGTGCCTAACGCCGCGCCAGGGCAGGGGAATCGAACTCGTCGTCGGGAAACCGACGCGCAAAAGCAGGCCCGCGACAAGCGAGAACAACTCCGTCAGACGGGGGACAAGCACGTCGCAGCGGACATCGTGGGCGGGATTCTGCGGGAACAGGGCATCGTGTAAGGCGGTGCCCGCCGGCGCCTGAGGGCGTCATGGGGGTGTAGGCACATGGCAATTTTCGGAGGCTCGTTTCTCACCTACCCTGCCAAGGGGCAGCGGGAGAAACTGGCGAACGCGATCTACGAAGTCAGCCCGGAGGATACGCCGCTCGTCTCGCTGGTGTCGAAGATCGACGCGGAGGCGGTATTGCAGGAGTGGCAGACCTACGAACTCGCGGATGTGGACACGGACAACGCACACCTGGAGGGCGACCACATTACGTCGGTCGATTCCCTCTCGCCCACCACACGGCTCGGCAACCGTATGCAGATCAGCCGCAAGCTGCTCTCCATCTCGGGCACGTTGCTGGCGGTGGACAGCGCCGGGCAGGCCAACAGCCTTGGCCGGCACGTCACCCGGAAGGGTGTCGAGCTTCGACGGGACCTGGAAGCGATCATCTTCTCTAACCAGGGCGCGCGGGCGGGTTCCGCGACCGTCGCCCGCAAGACGGCCGCGTTGCTGGCGTTCATCAAGACGAACGTCAACAAGGCGGCGGATGGCATCGACCCCACGTACACGGATGGGGTGCCCACTGGCACGCTCGGCCGCGTGGATGGCACGCCGCGCGCGTTCACTGAGACCATCCTGAAGGACGTTCTTCTCCAGGCTTGGACTTCGGGCGCGATGGTGGACGGGAAGTTCCTGTTCATGCACGCCGTGCAGAAGCAGGTGTTCAGCGGCTTCGACGGCGTGGCGTCGCAGACGTACAACCTCAGCGGGCGCAAGCCTGGGCAGACGACCATCGTGGCGGCTGCCGACGTCTACGTCTCGGACTTCGGGGCCGTGACGGCGGTGCTTTCGCGCTGGCAGCGGACGACCGACGTGTTCCACATCGACCCTGACTTCATCGGCATCTACCACTTGCGGCCTTTCATGGTGAAAACGCTGCCGGTGCCGGGTGACGCGGACGTGCGCATGATCCTCCAGGAGTGGGGGCTTCAGGTGAAGAATGAGGCGGGCCTTGCGCTGGCCGCCGACCTCTCCACCCCGTAATTCATAACGCGGTGAGTGTCCTCCTCGTGGGGGCGCTCACCTCCTGCGCTCTATGGGGCGCGAAAGGTGCAACATCATGGCAACAGTCGGAGCTATCGTCGTCGAATCCCTGGTAGCGGAATCGGCCGACGTGGTGACCATCGCCGAGTTCTTCTCGGAGGAAATCCAGGACGTTCTGGATACGGAGCAGGCCAACGCTTCCGTCATTACCTTCCTGACGCAACTTAAGGCAGTGGCGGACGCCATCGCGAACCAGTTCTCCTAAGCGGAGGATGTCGTGAACATCGCGATCACGACTGCCGTATGGGGGCGCCCGCTCACCACCCGGTTGTTTTGGGAGGGGGCGCGGCGCCTCGCGCGGCTTTGGGCCCCGCACGAGGTTTCAGTGTGGGCCGTGGGGTCAGAACCAGAACATCGTGCGTTGGCGGGAGAGTACGGCGGGCGGTGGGTAGAGCACGAGAACGAACCACTCTCCAGGAAGTGGAACGCGGTTATGGGGGCCGCGTACGATGCGGGCGCCGACTACGGGGTCGTGCTGGGGTCGGACGACGTAATGACGGACGCGCTCGGGCGTGAGTACCTCCAGGTCATGGAGCGGGGGGCGCTCTACTCGGGGATCGCGTCGTGCGTCATGGTGGAGCCGCTGTTGCGCCGGGCCCTGCGGTTGACCGGGCACGCGAATCCCATACGGTGGGGCGAGACGATTGGCGCGGGGCGCCTGCTGTCCCGCCGGCTGCTGGACCTGGTAGGGGGTCGGCCGTGGCCTGACAAGGCGACGCGCGGCCTGGACTGGCGCATGACGCTGAAGCTTCAGAAGCTCGGGGTGACTGGCACCGACGTACGCATGTTAGGTACCGGGGACGCCATGCTGGTGGACGTGAAGGGGGCCGGCATGTGGTCATTCGACCGGGTAGCGAAGCACACGCACGTTGCCCAGCCGGCGGAGTACGAGTCTATCGTGGCGTTGCTGGTGGAACCGGAGCAGCGCATTCTACGAACCCTAGAGATGGCGCGGTGCCCGACCTGCGGCACTCCGTCGCGGATGTGAGGAGACGGTGAGCACAACCATTTTCGACCAGGACTTCCTAGCCGGTACCACGAAGCTGTGGCACGAGGAGCCGGACGGCACGGTCCACATCGAGACGGTGCAGGACATCGAACCGCTACTCCAGGCCAACGCAGAATTGCGGAAGGACCGGGGCGCGGATCGGTTTCGTATCGGGGACGGCAGTCACCAGAATCTGGTGGGGCGTATTCCTCTCTGGCTGCTCTTTGTACTGCGGAAGCGCGGCATCGAGGGGCCTGCGCTCATAGAGTGGCTGGAGAAGCACCCGAAGTACAAGACGACTTCGGCGAGGCTCGCATGAGCAAGCCAAAACTTGTCAACGTGCAGCCGGCCGACAAGCTGAAGGTTGCCCTCTGCCAGCCGTGCCGCGTGGCGCGGCCGGGCTACGTTCACGACGTGCAGAACCTGGTCATGTACACTATGCGGGCCGCCGGCGACCTGCTGGAACTCGGCGTGTTGGTAGAGGCGAGCACGTACATCCATAAGGGCCGGAACAACCTGGTTGCTGCTGCGCTCAAGGCGGGGGTGACGCATGTTCTGTTCCTGGACGACGACATGCGGTTCCCGAAAGACACGTTAGGCAGATTGCTTGCGCACCGGGTGCCGGTAGTCGGGGCCAACTACGTGACACGGGGGGTTGACGTCGACCTGGGGCGACCACGCCCGCTCGCGGTTAAGGACGGGGGAAAGCTGGTCTACACGCGCGAGGACAGCACGGGGCTGGAGGAGGTAGAGGGGCTGGGGACGGGGGTCATGCTCATCGAGGCGTCGCAGTTTGCCAAGGTCTCGTTCCCGTGGTTTGAGACTTACTACGACAAGCAGGGGCGCCACCACGGGGAGGATTACGACTTCTGCGCGAAGGTGCGGAAGGCGGGCGGGCGGGTGTTCGTGGACCATGACCTGTCGAAAGCGGTGCGGCATGTCGGGGAGTTTGAGTACAACTACCAGATGGCGCTGCCGGACGAGGAGGTAGCCTAACATGGGACTGTTCGACACATACACAAAGCTTCAGGAGCAGGTGGGTGAGTTTCTGAACCGTCCTGGTGACACTGCGATCCCAGCGTTGATTGAACTGGCTGAGGTAGCCCTTTCCCGCCGCCCGGAGTTGCAGGAGGAGTTGCGGACCACCATCACGCTGGATGCGGCGCAAGTAGACTTGCCGGCGACCACGCGCGAGGTGAAATCACTTTCCCTGAACGACCAGACGGGGCGCGGATTCCTTGAGGTGGTGTCCCCTGAACTGCTGCCCGAGAAGATTGCGCTGTACGGGGAGACGGGCCGCCCTCGATTCTGCGCGGTGTCTGACAATGGGGGAGCGCTGCTGCTCGCGCCCGCGCCCGACGACGAGTATGAAGCGGATATCGTGCTGCACCTGCTGGTGCCGGCACTCTCGGACGCAGCGCCCACCAACTGGGTGCTGACAAAGTACCCGGACGTGTACCTGTTTGGTGCGCTTCTGGAGTCGGAAGCGTTCTTTGACCACGACGAGCGCGTTCCAACGTGGCGTGACAAGTACGAGCGGGCGATGGCGGAGATCGACCAGCTTGTGAAGCGTCGGCGGTACTCGATTAACACTCCGGTAATGCGCCCACGGCGCGCGATAGGGTAAGGGTCATGGCAGACGGACAGACGGAACCCCTGGAACTGATCCTGCCGGAGGTGGGCGGCAGCTTCGGGACGTGGGGGGACAAGCTCAACAGCAACCTGGAGGACATCGACGATTACCTGGTTGCGCGGCTGGAAAAGCAGGCGGGCGTGGCGGAAACGATTTCGGCTAAGCAGGTGTTGGTGGAGCCCACGGCGGGGGATGCGACGCTAGACTTGGGTGTGGCGCGCGCGTTTCACGTCACGCTCCTCGGGGCGACGGTGACGTTCGTGTTCGCCAACGCGCCGGGCGGGGGTGTGTTCACCGGGTTCGTGGTGGCGGTGGAGAACGGTGGACTAGCCACCATCACATGGCCCGCGTCGGTCCAGTGGCATGTGGGTGAGGGGGAACCCGCCCTACAGGATGCCGGTGTAGATGTGCTGGTGTTCTTGTCGTTCGACAACGGCACAACCTGGTTAGGCGCGCGCGCGATGGCGGTGCCTACGTGATCGGCGTTTTTGACGCTCTTTGGGCGCTAGGGGCTGGGCAGGGAGCGCCGGTCGCGTGCGGGGGCGCGGGTACGCCCGACCCCCCTACGAACGTGGAGCAGAGTGGCTCCCCCATCGTCGTGACGTGGAACACTGGCGACCCCGGTCGATGTTCCATCGTGTACTTTCACGAGTCTGAGTGTCCTTCGGTCGAGGAGCCTGTGGAAATAGCCCAACTCGATCCGGGGGTGACGATGTACGAGACGGGCTTGACTTCGGGCCGCTTCTCGGTGTCACACGTATCTTCGGACGCGGAATCCGACCGCGTGTGTGCGGAGGATGCCTAACATGGAGAACGAGCAACTGGCGCGCACGCTCGGCCGCCTAGAGGGGAAGTGTGACGCGATCCTGGCGCGGCTGGACGACGGCTCGCGCCGCATGGACGACCACAGCAAGCGGATTCGCGTGCTAGAGAGTTGGCGGTGGCTGGTGCTGGGTGGGGCCGGGGCCGTTGCCTTCCTCATGCGGTGGCTGGTGCCATGAAGCAGGACCTAACGCCGCTCGCCTTGCCGCCGGGCGTGTATCGGAACGGGACCGAGTACCAGGCAGTCGGCCGCTGGTATGATTGTAACCTCATGCGGTGGTTCGAGGGCACCATGCGACCGATTGGTGGGTGGGTGCCGCTCCAGCAGTCCATTCTTGAGGAGGTGGAGGAGTCGGTGTTTGAGGAGGCCCTGGCGCCGGTCGTCGTGTCAGGGGTGCCTCGCGCCATGCGTGCGTGGCGTGCGGGGCCGATGCGCGACGCCTGGCTTGGTGTTGGCACGCACACGTCTTTGATGGCGTTCACGCAAGGTACACTGCATGACATCACGCCCGCCGGCCTAACACCGGGGATCGCCGACTCGCTTATCGTAGCTGGCGCGTACGGGGCCGGTGTGTATGGCGGGCAGGCGTACGGGGTCGGGAACGAGACGCAGGGCGCCGAGGTGGAGGCGTCGTCGTGGCAACTCGACACCTTCGGCGACTTCCTGGTGGGCGTGTTACTCGGGGACGGCATACTGTACTACTGGGACCCGTCCACACCCGAAACGGTTGCTTTGCCGATGGACAACGCTCCCACCGACTGCGTGGGGATTGTCGTGACGCCCGAGCGACATGTGGTGGCATTGGGAGCGGGCGGAGATGGCCGGCGGCTGGTGTTCGCGTCGCGGGAAACGCTCGACGAGTGGGACCCGCTGGCGGAGGGATCGACGGCGGGCGGGTTCACACTGGAGGGCAAAGGGCTACTGATGGCCGGCCGGCGTGGGCGATCTGAAACACTCATCTGGACGGAGGATGCGCTTTGGGCTCTACGGTTCTCGGGCGGCATCCTGGTGTATGGGCTGGAGCGTGTCGGTGAGGAGTGCGGGCCGGTGTCGCGGCACAGCATGCACGTCGAGGGCGGGCAAGCTATCTGGATGGGGCAGCGCGCGTTTTTCCGGTACGACGGGTTCGTGTCAGCGGTCCCGTGTGAAGTGAGTGACGATGTGTTCCGTGACTTCAACTACGCGCAGCGCGCGAAGGTGGTGACCGTTGCGCGCTCTGAGTTCGGCGAGGTGACGTGGTACTACCCGAGCGCGCTTTCACAGGAGAATGACCGCTACGTGACGTGGAACAGTCGGGAGAACCATTGGGCCGTGGGCGTGCTCTCGCGGACAGCGGGCGTGGATCGTCAGCCGTTCCAGTACCCCATCCAGGCGGATGCGACCGGCACGCTCTACGAGCACGAGCGGGAGTTTGACTACGAAGGGGACACGCCGTTCGCAGAGAGTGGCCCGATCCAGGTGGGCGCCGGCGGGCGGCTGATGCACATGAGCCAGCTAGTGCCGGACGAGGCGAACCTGGGGCAGACGCGCGTGCGCTTGTTCTCTCGCCAGTACCCTACGGGGGCGGAGCGGGCGTACGGGCCTTTCTCGTCGGCCGAGCCTACGCCGATCCGCGTGCTGGGGCGTCAAGTGCGCCTGCGCATCGAGGGGGTTGAGGCGGAGGACTGGCGGGTGGGGATATTCCGGTACGAAGGGTCTCCGGGGCCGCGACGGTGACCGACAACTTCACGAAGAAGGTTCGGAAGGTGGCGCTGGCCCTGTTCGCGCTGGTGGTCGTGGTCGCGCTGATTGGCTGGCTCGCCGGTCGCGATCCGTCGCTCCTGACTGGCGTGCTTCTGGCGGTCACGGGCGCGGTGGGCCTCGGCGAGGCGTCGAACGTGGGTAAACGAGCGACCACGAAGGCGGGCGTGTGACCGCGCCCACGCAAGCCGTCGTCGGCCCCTTTCCCACTCCCGCGCGCGCGTACGACGCGACGAACGAGGCGAACTTCCGCCGGCAGGTAGAAATCTACCTCCGGCGCATGTCTACGTTCGCGGTCGCGGTCGCGCCGGTAGCGCCGTTTGACCCGGCGGATCATGCAGACCGTCACGAGGAAGGTGGGTCGGACCCGCTAGACCTGGCTTCTATCGCGGGACTGCTCCCGTGGGCGAAGTTGACGGATGTCCCGACCGAGTTCCCGCCCGAGGCGCACGCGCTCGTGGGCGCCGCGCACACGGCGAGCGGACTGACAACGGGGCACTTTCTCCGGGCTACGTCCGCGACCACGTTCGCGTTCGGCGCCGCCGCGTCCACCGACCTGAGCGACAGCGCGAACCTGGCACGCCTGGATGCGGCCAACGTGTTCAGTCACGCGACGGGGCAGCAGGCGACGCGGTTAGGGCTGGGGGTCGCGCCGCACGCGGACTACGTTCTGCATCTTCAGTCTAATGACGACATGGTGTTGTTCTCGTCCAGCGACGCCGATCTCCAGACGCAACGGGCTGAAATGTTCTTGCGGAGTCGCGAGATCGCACAACCGAACCGGGGTATTTTTGTCGCGCAACAGGGGAATGGGGTATCAAACGCCACCCTTCAGATTGGTGGGGACAGCACGCGGGCGTTCTGTGTTATTGGTTTCCAGACAGCGCCAACCGTTAATGGCGTTCCCACGACTAAATGGACTATCAACACGTCCGGGTTCCTCATTCCGGCTGCAAACCTGGACATCGGGGGCGGCGCGAATCGCGTGCGGGTGGGGTATTTCAATTCGATCGACGTTGCGACCGGGATCACGTTCGGCACCCCGCTGGGGGTAGCATCGGGCGGCACCGGGCGTGCGACGCTCACCAGCGCGAACCTGTTGGTGGGCGCCGGCACGAGCGCAGTCAGCTTCCTGGCGCCGGGGACGGCGGGGCAGGTGGTGCGCTCGACGGGCAGCGCGTGGGCGAGTGCGGCGCTCGCGTTCTCGGACCTGTCTGGCAGTATTGCCGATGGGCAGGTACCCGGAAGTGCAGTCACCCAACACCAGGCGGCGCTGGCAATCAACGCCAGCCAGGTGGGCGGCGCTGACGACGCGGCGCGTACGTTCGGGAGCAGCGGGCAGTACCAGTTCACCGGGAGCGTGTCCGTCGCGACGCAGGTACGGGTCGTGGGCGGGACGGTCCAGTTCCGTGGTGCCCACGTGCTGACCGACGCGACAGGTAAGCAGATGCGGCTTGCCTGTGACCACTTCACAACGGCCGAAGAACCGTTCGGCATCCTATTCAATAGTGAGCCGAGCAGCAGCATCGTTAGCCTAGGAGGCGGGACTTCTCTTCTGAACGCCGCGACCGTCGTGCGGGTCTTTACCGCCACTGACACGACCACGCTCACCGGCACGGAACGGCTGCGGGTGACGCCGAACGGTCGGCTGCTGGTGGGGCTCACGGCCGACAGCGGGGCGCTGTTCCAGGTTGCCGGCGACGTCTCTGTGGAGTCGCAGGTACGGGTCGTGGGCGGGACGGTCCAGTTCCGTGGTGCCCACGTGCTGACCGACGCGACAGGTAAGCAGATGCGGCTTGCCTGTGACCACTTCACAACGGCCGAAGAACCGTTCGGCATCCTATTCAATAGTGAGCCGAGCAGCAGCATCGTTAGCCTAGGAGGCGGGACTTCTCTTCTGAACGCCGCGACCGTCGTGCGGGTCTTTACCGCCACTGACACGACCACGCTCACCGGCACGGAACGGCTGCGGGTGACGCCGAACGGTCGGCTGCTGGTGGGGCTCACGGCCGACAGCGGGGCGCTGTTCCAGGTTGCCGGCGGCGCCACCCTCGCAGGATTGCTTACGACGGTGGCTTCCGCATCCGGGAGTGCGGGGTTGCGACTCCCACACGGCGCCGCTCCCACCAGCCCGGTGGACGGCGACATGTGGACGACGACGAGCGGCGTGTTTGTCCGCATCAACGGCACGACGTTCCAACTAGACATGACCTAACCGGGCCTGACGAACGGCCCCTAACAGTGTATCTTTCAGGGAGGCAAGAATGCGCTACATCGACCTGTTCACTCACTTCTCCGCGCTCGAATCCTTCGGCCGGCGCGACCTGCCGTGGAAGCTCTCGCTCGCGGTCGCGGGAAAACTGCGGATGCTGCGCGGCTTTCTAGAGGTGCTCGACGAGCGGCGCGTCAAGATGCTCGACTCGTACGCGGTGCTCGACAAGCACGGGAAGCCGAAAGTAGAGAAGGGGCACGCGGTGCTCCGCGACCCCGAAGGGTTCCAGACCGCGTGGCGGGAGATGCAGCAGGCGGAGGTGGAGGACATGCCCACGATGAAGCCGCTGGACTTGTCCTCACTCCCGGAAGGATTCGTTGTGCCACCGATTGAACTCGCCGCCCTCATGGGGCTCGGGTTGTTGCCGTCCGAGGACGGGGAGGAGTAACTAATGCCGGCATGGCTTATACCCGCCATCGGTGCGGGAGCGGGGCTCCTGGGCAGTCTGTTCGGCGGGGAGCCGAGCCCGGACACGTCCACCAGCACGTTCACGCCCGACGAGAACTCGCTCGCGCAGTTGGAAGCGTACCGGCGCATGGCGCAGCAGTACCAACAGCGCGCCGGCGACCAACTCAGCCAGGGGCCCCTTCGTGGTGCGCTCTCGGGCTACAACATGATGGCCGGGAACCTCGGGTACGGGATGCAGCGCGGCACGCAGGGTGTCGAGCAGTTCTTTGACCCGTTCCAGGGGCAGGTAATTGGGGGCCTTCAACAAGACTTTGACCGCATGCGGGGGCTCGCGTACAATCAGGCGGGCGACCAGGCCATCGGCGCCGGCGCGTTCGGTGGAGATCGCCGGGCGCTCCTGGAGGCGGCGGGGCAGCGCGACATCGGGCAGTTGGAGTCTAACACGCTCGCGGGCGTGCGCTCACAGGGGTACAACACGGCGCTCGACCGTCTCATGGCTGAGCGGATGCAGGCGGCCAATCTCGGGTTCCAAGGGCTCCAGGGCATGCAGGGTGTCGCCGGTCAGTTCCAAGGCGACCAGTTGGCGGCACTCCAGGCCATGCTCGCGGGCGTCGGCGGGGGCGGGCACACGACGAACACTACCACTACCAAAGGGTACACGCCACCTAACCCGTTCGCCGGCGCGCTCGGGGGCGCGGCGACCGCGATGGGGATGTTCCCCGGTGGCGGGGGTGCAGTCCCGCCTGGTGGGGGTGCTGGGCTCGGCTTCAAAGGAAT